GGCCCTGTCAAGCCCACAAACCTATTCTTTAACACACGTACCGTGGTGGTGTTACGTATCTCAGGGTCTGCGTGTTGCTGGTCACGCTCCAAACCAATAACTATGTCGCTAAGTTGCGCTATCGCCGCCGAACCTCTGAGTTCTCCCAAAGAAATCTTACCTCCGTCCTCGTGTGCCTTGGAACCGCTAGGTCTTCGCAGGTGTGACACTAAGAATAGCCCTACGCCTGTCTCCTGAACCAGCTTGCGGAGGTTGGTCATAATACTGTCAATGGCCTTACGCTCATCGTTATTGTCCTGATCGCTGACAACAATACTGAGGTGATCTAGGATGATCCACTTGCAGTCCAGACCTTTAGCCATGTAGCGTATGCGTCCTAGAAGATTATCCTCACTCGTACTGCCCCAGTGATCAAACATGTAGATACGTCCTGATCCCATCGTCCTGTCCCAGTATCCCTTCTTCTCTTCCTGAGTCACGGTCTTGTCTAGGTGTAGCTGCTTGTTGGCCTCAATGGACATGATACCCAATGCTGTCTTGGGGATGTCCTCTTCCAGAGCTAAGATACCTATGTTGTCTTCCGTTGCTCCTAGCAGGTAATGCTCTAGCTCCCTGACTATCTGTGACTTACCCATGCCTGACCCTGATGTGATGGTCACTAGCTCCTTACGTCTAAAGCCATGAGTGTACTCGTTGAGGCATGACCATGGGTAGTCAATGGACTTGACATCAGCCTGCTTGATTATCATATCCCATGTCTCACTGCCCGCCACGATGCCATCCGGCTGGTATGCCTTAGCGTTCCACCACTCTTTGACAAATGCCTGCACCTGATTAGTCTTAAGCATATCCCCTGCGTCCTTCATGGGGAGTGTTACGTTCTTAGCTTTGTTAGGTGTGAATAAATCAAGCACTGCCTTGGCTGCTTCCTGTCCAGCCTTATCACTGTCAAAGCAGATGACCACATTGTCAAAGGTCTCAAGCCACTCTAGGTTTGCTTTGATGTCTTTGGCTGCTCCGGCTGCACCTGATCTGATGCTGACTGCGGGCCACTTTCCGTCAAACATTTCATTAACAGCCATTGCGTCCGTCTCGCCTTCTGTGACCGTGATGTACTTACCGTCTGCCTTGAAAGCCTTTTGGCCGAACAAACCCGCTGCATTGAACTCTCCTGTTGCGTAGAATGATTTAGTTTCAGTGATCCGCACCTTGGTTCCTGTAACTTCGCCTGTGTCCTTGTTGTGATAGGGGTAGTGATGCTTGACAATTTGTCCTTCCGTGCCGTACTCAACTGTCACACCGTACCGCTGGCACGTTGACTGTGATATACGTCTATCAGGGATTGCCGCTATAATGCCTGTCATCTCTAATGACCTCGTTGGTTTACGTTGTGCTGTTTGGCCTATCTGACCCTTGCCGTGTTCATAATGGTTGCAGCCCCCAGAGAAGCAGACTGCATGACCATCACTATAGCGAGCCAGATTGTCAGATGAGCCACACTTAGGGCATGGCTCATGCTGGACGAATGTTGACTCACCCGCCACTAGAAATCTGCCCCGCCGTCCTGCTCTGCGACCTCCAGCACCTTGATCTTGTTGAGGTATGTGCTGATGCCATGTACGGGATGGGGTTGACCCTCTGCATACATGATGCGCACCTTAGACCCTCGACCAATGCGACCCTTAAACAAGTTACCCTCTGTATCCATCACAGGTACGTCATACTTAGTGCTAAACTTTCGCTGCTTGACACCTTCGTACTCACGAAGCTTAACCCCTGATCCAGCCAAGGTATCAGCCGTCGGTTCATCTAAACTAAGAACTAAAGAGTACTTGCCGGTGGATTGACCCTGATAAATCTCATGCTCTTCTAAGTTTTCAAACGCCACTAAACCTTCTAATACTGCCATGGTTACTACCTCTTCGTTATGATCCTTAAGGATCGTTTAGTTAATACTTTAATTATTAATCTTTAAAATTATCCTTTACTACCTAAGTATTATATCAAGTATTAAAGAGAACGTCAAGCTCTTTATCAACTAATTGTACACTATTCTCATACATAGCGTCGTCGCTGTATGACAAGCAGACATTGCAAAGATCTAAGTGTAGACCAGTCTCTTTATCGACTTTTTTAAGTTCATACTCATTTAGGATAACGTCACACGCTTTACATCTACTCATGGGGGAATACCTCGCTGTACTTTTGCACCATATCGGTGTATGAATTACCGTAATACTCTTCACGCATTTGTTTCGCTACTCTGGATGTTAGCTCAGAGAGTGACATACAGTATACTTGATATTCAATCAGCTCGTCAACCATTCCGTGGACTGAATCTTCTATCCAGTCACTATGTTCATGGTCATAGCCCAGTAACTTCTCTTTAATTTTACTCATCGTAATCACACTCCGCATATACTAAACCATAACTGACGACACAAAAAGGCAGGTGTAAAAGCACGCCTTCAAAGGGCATAGCACACACCTCTTCAGTCTTTACGTTGTGTACCCATACAGCCCTGCTGTCAGCAAACTCAAGAAACACACCGCACCCATTAATCAATTCTATTGATAATTTCCTGTTAAATAGCCACATTAGTTATTGCCCCCGTTTTTATGCAGTATTCCAGCCCGAACGCCTCGCTCATAGGCTGATAGCTCTATGGTTTGTGATCCCGCTTTGAACCCTTCAATATATGCTCTTTGGTTATCGTCTAGCCCTTGCTCGTCTCGTCTCTCATCAGCCAGTGCCTCGTCAAGCTCCCATTGCTGCATGGGTAGATGCTCATCATCATCACTCAATATATGCTCGTCTCCGTGATACTCGTTGCCATTGCCTGCTGTCATGTCATTATCTCCAGTCTGGGGTTATCGTGTCGATAGTATAGCCTAGCTGCTCTATCAGCTCAAGCGCCTGCGTAGTCAGAGTTTTGCACCCAGTAAGTTGTGCGAAGGTCTCAGCGTTGTTACAGGCCGGATAAATGATCTTCCGACCGTAACTATGTTTGATCTCAATTAATATTGATTTGCTCATTTTATTATCTCCCATTCTTCACATTTACATTTAATTATCATCTTGTAATCTAAACAGGTTAGATCATAATCGGATAGATGCCCAACGCCATGCACTCTTACAAGCCCATCCCATACCCTTTGCAATCCATCGCGAGACAATGCGCTATTGATTCGCTTCAGTGCTGATTGGTAGTTACTCACGCTATCACCTCATTATAGTCTGGATCACATTCACTAGTTGAAGTCAGTAGACAATCAATGCGATCCTGCGGCACTGTAAGCGCCTCACAGCCCTGTAGCCATTTGTTGATATGTTTGGTCGTAGTGACGCTATAACGCTCTGCTGTGCGTACCAGTGAACCGTCTGTTAAACGTGCGGCCACTGGTGTCTCGTAACTAAAAAATACTTGTGCGAATCCTAGATCCAGCTCTGCCATGTTACTACCTTTTTGATAAAGTTTCATCTGTATTGCCTCTATTGGTTTAGTTAATTGATTCTAGTATGACCACCTTACCTGATGATCATAGCGGAGTCAACTAGTAATCTCTATGCTTCCTCGTTCAATTGTTCCTGTATTAGCTCCATCACGCACTCAAGCGCCTCATGTTCTGACTCTATACCGTAGACAGTAAAGCAATGATAATCTACCCATTGCCTACCTATAGGCATCTGCATGTTGAATGTTGCGCCCTCATTCCATTCTGCGCGTATGTGTTCGCCTGCTATTTCAAGTTCCCAATGTTTCATTGTGTCACCTCTGTTTGTCTGTGTTTGTTTGTTTGATGGTTCTATTCTAAAACATAGATGATATTATTGTCTAATACTTTGTTTGCATATTAATAAATATTTTAATTACATTTGATTATATAAGTAAACATTGCGCTATATAAAGAGCGGGCGTGCGCGCGTGTAGATACCACAGTGCAAGACTTGTGTCAACCTGTGGATTCATACAGTGGTAAGGGGGTACATAGGTATCCTACGATATACACACACTCACCCTGTGTATAACCTGTGGATAAGTTATGTTCCATGTGGAACATTGGGTCACCCTGTCGAATCCCATGCAAGAACCGTGCCAACATTGGTAGCCTGTGGATAACTTGTGTATATCCTGTGTATATCCTGTGTATAAACAGGGGCGGGGAGGGGGTTGACCGATGTTCTACCTGTGTAGTACCCGCCTGTATACAAAATAGTAGCATTTTGGTAAAAAAGAGTATATAATTACATTTACTTATGGCTCCTTGTACACAACGGAACTACTTGTAATACCTGTGTATTCCTAAGATGACACCTGTATAGCCAAAAGTTATTAAAGGGCTACCTTTATGTATAAATATGTAGACGTTAGTAAAGAAAAGACTTGACATTTGATTAAAAATGTGGTATAATTTATAGTATACTAAAGAAGATAAAGATTACCTAGCGCCCTTAAGTATCCTTAAGCATCGTTAGGATTGATCTTTTAATAATAATTAAAAAATTAATTAAAGTATACTTAAGTATCCTTAAGTACTAAGGGAAATACAATGAATACTAAAGAACCTAAGAATAGTCAGCCCGCAAAGCGGGTGGGCAGACCAAAGAAAACAACAGTTGTGTCAAAAACTAAGGGCAAACGTAACTCAGTAGGTAGGCCCAAGGGTGACGCAGCGGTCATTAATGAATACAAGGCTAGAATGCTGGCATCCCCTAAGAGTAGGAAGGTGCTAGATAGTATATTGTCAGCAGCCTTGGACGATGACCATAAAAATCAAGCAGCAGCATGGAAGCTCTGTATGGATAGGTTA